ATTATGACCCCATTTCATGGCTGTACCTCCCCGGCGCGCAGCTTCCTGGCGATGCTCAGCAAATCTTCCCGAATGCTCAGCCCGTTTTCCTGGGGATCATCGCTTCCGCCGGTGACCACCAGCGGGTGGTAAGATGCCGCAGCCATTTCAACGCCCTGCGCTTTCAGCTCGTTAACCGCTGCTGCCGTCGCTGGCTGCCGCAGCACTTCGAGAGCGTCATACAACAGCGCGGAGGCCGGGTTCAGCGATTTCTGCACCGGCTTAATGCCACTGGCGCTGTACTGCCAGACCAGCTGACCAATAATTTCAGCACGGGCCACATTGTCCGCCGTCAGCGCATCACGCTGTTTGGCCGTTTCGCGCAGCGCAGCTGTTGTGCAGTCCAGCCGTTCGGCCAGGCGAGACATCATTTTGGCAATCTCGATGATCGGCGTGTCGCTGCTCATTGCCTTCGCAAACTCATGGCCAACTGCGATCAGCTCTTTGTTGTTCGGTTCACTCATGCCCGTGCACTCCCAAAAATTTTATGAATTTTGTAGCCCTGCCAGTTCTGGCGGCAAACGTCCGCTATGGACGGCCCTGCTGGTGCTGGTTGCACTGCTTCCGCTGGCGGTTTCGCCTTCGCTGCTGGCGCTGCAGGTGCTGGTCGAATTGCTGGTTTGGGGCGTTTGATGTTCGACTCCCCTCCTGGCACCAGGCTAAAAACCGGGTGATGCGGCTCACCTGTGCGGAGAACCACAGAGCGCCGGATTAGGTGCAGCAGCAGGTTATGGGCTTTTTTACAGTCGCATCCCAGCAGGGCCTGCACCTGACGTGGTGTGACGGTCTGGTTTTCGCGTAGGTAATCGACGATCTCCCAGAGTGATTTGCTGGCCATGGTCATATCCTCCCGCCTTTGAGTCCGAATTTCTCCCGGATCTCCTGCACCCTTGCCATGTTCTGCTCGCGGGTCAGCGGTTTGCCGCCCAGCACAGGCAGACGCGCGACAGGCTCAGGGATTTTCTCACCGCGACGGATGCGCCTCACCATGGCGGCCAGTTCATCTGCAGCGGACTTGCACAGCTCTGAATCTGTTAAACCTGCAGAGCGCATCCGCTGGTACAGTGTGGTGACAAGCCAGTAGTGCGCGTTGTGTTGCCACGGGTACGATTCCGCGTCCGGGTAAAAGCCCCGTGTGCGACCATACTGGTAGACCATGCTCACCAGCTCGCTGACGTCCGGCAGGCCAACGGCGGCACTTTCCTCAGCGCGGCACCAGGCCACGAACTGTCCGGGTGACGGCAGGAAGGGTTTTTCCTGACGGCGGGCAGCGCGCATACCGGCGTTGATTTGCTCCAGAGTGGTGATCCCGTTTTCTTTGAAAGCAACGAGCCACTGGCGGCGCATTTCGTCCAGATCCTCCTGGGACTTGCTGGCCAGCAGAGGGAATGTGCCACGCAGCTGGCGGAACAGGTCGTTAACGATCTCTGCGACCTTCGCCATCTGATGCCGGGGTTCCTCGTCCTGAAGCTCAGGTAATCCGTGAGCCATGCGCCGCATGTTTTCGCGATCAAAATCGTGCATACGTTCAGCAATGCTTTTCATCAGAGCACTCCGTTAATCCAGTCAGTGTTGTCCAGCGCGCCTGTGCCAGCTTTGGATTGCGCTTGCCCCGGGTTACGCTGACGCTGGAGGCTAAGCGTGTCCCACTTAGCGCGGAGCTTTGCAGGCGAGAGAATGTTCGTGTGCCAGAACGCGTCTTTGCTGGCCCACTGGAAGAGTTCACAAATCTCGCGATGGCTACGGCCGTCGAGGTCTCGCATCAGGCGTACGTCGTTAGCCCAGGCAGCCAGAACAGGTTTCTTAGGGAAGGGTTTAACTTTTTCGAGCAGAGCGAGGATCCACTCAGCGCATTGCTGGTCTGCTGCTGTTCCCCACTTGGCGAAATTTGGGGTGTAAATCACTGCATCAGGATGAGCTGATAAAAACGACTTCAGGCGGTCGTCTGAGGATTCGCCAGAATTCTCTGACGAAGATCTTTTAATATTGTTATTGTTATAGTCTTGGGTGGCTACCGTTTCCGGGAAGGTTTTTCCCGATTTCGGGAAGGATTTTCCCGTTTTCGGGAAGAGTTTTCCCGTTTTCGGTTTGTCTAAAATCCAGGCAGAAAGGTCAGTATTTATACCGACAATTTTCATCACGCCCTGCTTGTTACTGAAGATAATTCCACGTTCAGCCAGGGAGCTGATCGCATCAGAAACATGGGTATCTGCCAGGCCTGTAAGACTGGAAATTACGGTATTCGTAACCCGGTCCTGTTTCTTGTTCCATCCGTAGGTCAGCCAGATCACCGCCTCCAGGCACTGCCATTCACGCCCTGACATGCGCAGGCGCGGCTTCAGCTTCTGAATCTCGTTGGCGATCCTGGTGTACCCGTTGGACAGGTCGGCCATAGGACCTCCTGTTTGCTCGGTTTTCATGGGAAAATTGATTACTTCAGCCATGTTTGACATACTGTTCTCCGCAATTACCCCTAGTTTTTGCAACCGAAAGCCGTTGGTGCTCGAACACCGCGGCTTTCACCTTTTTTAGCTCTGTCATACTCCCCCCAGCATCGTTGTTACCATCGCCATAAGCGGCCCGGCCAGCTCAGGCTCAAGCCTGAAAAGCGCGGCTATACCCTCGCTCATCTCCTTCAGCTTCTGATGCCTGGGTGCGTCCAGCAGAACAGCGCGCTTTGCTTCAGCAACCTCCTTCTCGGCGTGAGCCAGACGGGTTAATTTGCAGTCACCGCCCACCAGCGCGCCGCGATGCTCCAGCGGCAATACGGCCAGAATGGCGGGCGTCAGCTGGCGAACCCGATCCCGGCACTCGTCGGTATCGAAACGGTTATCGAGCCAGCGGAACAACTTCTGTCGGGCGCGGCTGATATCTGCCGGAAACTCGACACCCTCACCGCCGCAGCTGCGCCATTGATCCACGATGTGAGCGGCTACAGCGTCCTGCCCTGCTGACGCTGCCCAGGCGCGAACGGCATCCCGGATCTCACTGTGGTCGGGTAGGTCATCGGCGCTTTGAGAGCGATTTATCATCGCTGCCTGTAAAAAAGGGTTACTCTGCTGATATGTAAGTGTTTGCATGGTTAATGCTCCTACTTTGGTAAACCGTCAGTGGGGTTGGGATAAGCTTCCGGGTCGATTTCATGCGGTGTTACTCGCCAGTTAAGGATCCGACACAGTGGCAAGATTCGACCGTGAGGGATTTTTCCTTTTCGTAACCACTTACCCACGGCCTGGGATGAAATGCCAAAGCATTCGCCAATACCTACTTGCGTCATGTGGCTGCTAATTTTTTCTTTAAGCTGGTTGTCCATTAATTGCCCTGATTGTTCGTTTAAGGTGTCTGGAGAATAGCATTTAAAACTTTTGGTTCCAACAAAAATCAAACCAATAGTTCTGATGAACTATAAAACCATTGGTTGTAAAATAAAAAAATGAACAAAATACCTCACCCTGTATTTGCGAAAAGAATCCATCAAGTGATGGAGGAAAACGGCTGGAGCATGGCGGACCTTGCTAGGCGCGTGATGCTTTCCCATACCTCGGTGCGTAAATGGGCTAATGGTGCAGCAGCTGCAAGTGGCGAGCGACTTAAGAGACTATCTGCCGTTACAGGAAGGCCTGAGTATTGGTTCTTTATGGAGCCGGGAAGTGAAGGCGATAATGGTGATGAGCTTCCAGCAATGCCTCGTATTCTCGACGAACGAGAGGAGACGCTGTTATCGCTATTCAATCAGCTGCCGGAAGCTGAAAAGCTTCGGTTGATCATCCATACAAGAGGTGTGGTGAAGGAAATGGATCTGCTTAAGAACGATGTTTTCGACATAATGAACGATCTAAAGAAATAGCTCTTCCCAACGATCTCTATAGCAGGGCACCTTTTTAGGTGTCTTTTTTTCACCCCCAAATAGAACTATTGGTTCCATTATCACTTTACACATCGAACTTTTGGTTGTAGTCTTCACCTCATCGACAACACGCGCAGCGTTGTCAGGTTAAATAAACGTTCTGACGCCGGGAAAGACCGGGAGGATGAGATGGCAACTACCAATCAGGCAGTACCAAACAGCGGGAAAGCAGTCGTGATGCGCAACAGCCGCACCGGCGCAGCTTGGCTCGTCTCGTTTAACTACACCGATGGCACCTACTGGCACGAGCCGCAGGGCAACCTGCGTCACATTCGCCGCCCGTATGCCGCCCGCAACATTGAGCCGCACCTGGTACCGGCGGGGACGCACTGATGAATACGTTATTCGCGTTAGTGCTGACCGTGGGCATGACCAACGGCGATTTTCAGGATGTGGTGTTGGGCGTGTATGACAACCAGCGCCAGTGTGAAGCGGCAGCTGTTGAGCAGCATGTTGCGGGCGAGTGTTTTGAAGTGGAGCGCATTGTCCGTAACGGCGAGCAGCCAGCCGTGACCCTGTAACGAAAAAACCCGCCGAAGCGGGCTCTCCGTCCGGTGACCGACCAAAGTACACCGGAAATTTAAACCACCCAGTCAATGGCGGCTTATACAGCGCCGGGGATCTTACAACCCAAAGGAGCTAAGACGCAATGAACACATATGCGTTTGTAGTTAAAGCCAAGGCGAAATCAGAGAAGAAAAACCTCTTCTGCTGGTTCTCTGCAAAATCCGACTCTCGCGCCGAACGCGAGATGCTCAACATTCTCGACGACGCTGATATTGCTGTTGGCCGTGGTGCTGACTACCAGCTGCCGCAGCGCACCGACTGGCATGTCGTGGATGATCTGCCGGAAGAAGGCGTGCTGGATGATACCTGGTGCGGCCGCTACACCCTTGGTGAAGATGGCCGTTCATGGAGCCCGGTACCGGGCGACGCTGGCGCAGCTGCTGCGCCGGTGGAGAACATGAAAACCCAGCCCGCTGCCGATGCAGAGCTTCGCCCTCTGTCCCGCCTGCGTCTGATCCAACGCCTCATCGCCCATCTGATGCACGATAAAGAGCTGGACCAGATTACTCTGGCGCAGCACATGGAGATCGGCGTAATGGAGTTCAAGGATGAAAACTGCTTCGTCCTGGGCTTGCGTCAGGCCATCGAAGACACCCCGGAAATCCGTGAGCTTTCTGCGCACGTGGAATGGAAACTGATCAAAGCGGTAAAAGCGGTATTCCCTCAGGACCAGAGCCACGAAGCCGAACGCATCGCCCTTTTCGTGAAAGGTTGGGTGCAGGCTGAACTCAGCGACCGCGCCCAGCTGGTTGAGGACTGGCTTAGCGGCGAACTGCCTGCCCCTGAACTACATGATGAAGATGATGCCGGAAAGGATGATGGGTGGACATCTATTCGTGCACTTTCCTTGCCTCAGCAGATTGCTGCCGCGTGGTTATTTGACCAGCAGCACATTGACCGTCAGCAACTGAGCGAGGTTAAAGAAGCGGTACTGGCAGACAATAGCGAAACCTTAAGCATTGTTGTTGCCGCGCTAACTGATCCGGCGGTAGTAAATTTAACTGGCGGGGTAACGGCCGGTGTGATCCGGGCAATCCGGCAGGTATGGCCAGAAGGCTATCGGGATAGCATGACCGCAGATCTGGTTCGTCAGTTTGCCTGCGCATACTCAATTGCTACGGAGGATGGACGCAACCATATCGTAGAATCGTGGATTGAAACCCAGCAGGCCCCGGCGGCAGAAACTGGTACTACTGACACCGGTGTAACCATTCATCAGAACTATACCTACGATCAGCGTGTACTGGGTATCTGGCTATTTGGCTTGTTCAATGAACTGAGCTCCGAACAAAAAGCCCAGATCACTCGCGTCAGTCTGGACATGGACGCAACCTATCCGCAGAACGTGCTGCTGGCCTGCCGTAATAATGATCTGCGCCAACTGCAGCATGTGTTTTCTGAAACCCTGGCGGATCTGTTTATTGATGCCCAGTCTGTCTGGCCAGCTGAAGGCCCGGCACCTCAGCTGGCGCAGCTTGTCTCGTTCTTCAAAGAGTGGATTGACGCACACAACAGCAATTCATCTATCACTGCACCGGGCAAAAAAATTGATCGTGATGGTGTCACTGCTAAGTGGCTTAAGAAAGCAGGCAAGACAGCTATTCAGCGCACTGATACTGGCTCCAATGCTGGCGGCGGGAACCCTACCGATCGCAATCCAGATTTGAAACATACACTCGATACTCTCGATATTGAAATTGCGGCCGCCCTGTTGCCGATGGATTACAACATCTACGAGATCCCGGGTGGCGTATTGCGCCGGGCGAAAGAAATCATCGCCAACAAAGAAGAACCCTGGAGCTCATGGAGTGCCCAGCTGCGCAAAACGCCCGGCATTCTGGACTTTTCACGTGCTGCCGTTTTCGTCCTGATCCGTAATGCGCCGGAAGGAATCCATAACGAGACGCCAAAGCTGATCAGCTATATCGCCCAGAACGGCAAGGAAGTTGCGTACATTCCTGATATCGGGAAGGACGACAGCGAAGCGCGCTGGCAGGCAGTTGAGTCGATGCTGATCGCCCCTGGCGCTGTTGCGCCAGCTGAAGAGCCTGCATCCGAGGAAGTCGATAGTCAGCTGGCGAATGCGAACCATGTAATGCCGAAGTGGGTAAAAACCGAAGAGCAGCAGGTCATAGAAGAGCAAGGTAACAAAGTTCACACCCTACCGAAGTGGGCGTCGGACGCTGATGGCCAGCCTACGGTTGAGAGCCTGGGCGGCGGCATGTTCTCCATCGAAGGCCTGCTTGGTGAAAAAGCAAATCCGGTCATCAATACCCCCTTAAATGAAGTCGCAAAACAGGAAGCGGAGAGCGTCGTACATGTGCAGATGGAAGAGACTGACCAGAGCGAAAGCCAGACTGGTGCTGCGTTACCAGCGGTCGAAGGCGTTGATGCAGCTGCTGCGCAAGCAGGCGGTGTAAGCCCGGCGGATATCCTCGCCGCTGCCGCACCGGAACTGGCGAGCAGCTTTGCCGCCGATCTGAGCCAGAATATCGAACCTCTGAACCAGAATGAGCCGGAATTGCCACAACCCGAACCGGAAGCGCCAGAAATCGAGCAAGAAGTGGATATTCCCGAGCCAGAAGCTGCCGGGAAGGAATGGCCAGCGTATTTCGAGCCGGGCCGCTATGAAGGGCTGCCGAACGACGTTTACCACGCTGCTAACGGCATCAGTAGCACGATGGTGAAAGACGCCAGGGTTAGCTTGATGTACTTCAACGCCCGCCACGTCGAGAAAACCATCCAGAAGGAGCGGTCGAAGGTACTCGACATGGGCAACCTGGTGCATGCGCTGGCGCTGCAGCCGGAGACGCTGGATGCCGAGTTCAGCATAGAGCCGGAAATACCTGAAGGTGCGCTCACCACCACGGCGACAATCCGCGCCTGCATTGACGAGTACAACGCCAGCCTGCCGCCGCAGCTTAGCGCTGACGACATCAAAGCGCTGCTGGAGGCCTACAACGCCACCCTGCCCGCGCCGCTGCCGCAGGGCGGTTCAGCTGATGAGACATACGCATCGTATGAGCAGCTGCCTGAGGAATACCAACGTATTGAGAACGGCACTAAGCATACCGCCACGGCCATGAAAGCGTGCATCAAAGAGTACAACGCCACCCTGCCCGCTCCGGCGAAAACCAGCGGCAGCCGTGACGCGCTCCTCGAGCAACTGGCGATCGTCAATCCTGACCTGGTTGCTCAGGAAGCACAGAAGCCCGCGCCACTGAAAGTGTCCGGTACCAAAGTGGATCTGATTCAGGCGCTCAAGGCGGTTAGCCCGGATGCCGTGTTCGCCGACGAACTGCTGGACGCCTGGCGCGAAAACCCGGAAGGCAAGGTGCTGGTGACCCGGCAGCAGTACGCTACCGCGCTGAACATCCAGGCAGCGCTGCATGCGCACCCGACCGCCGGGAAGCTGCTTCTGCACCCCGATCGCGCTGTTGAAACGAGCTATTTCGGCATCGACGAAGAGACCGGCCTTGAAATCCGCGTGCGCCCGGATGTGGAAATTGACATCGATGCGGTGCGTATCGGCGCTGACCTGAAAACTATCAGCATGTGGAACGTTAAGCAGTCCGGCCTGCGGGCGAAGCTGCACCGCGAAATTATTGATCGCGATTACCACCTGAGTGCCGGTATGTACATGGAGACGGCCAGCCTCGACCAGTTTTTCTGGATCTTCGTCAACAAAGACGAGGGGTACCACTGGATCGCCATCGTGGAGGCATCGCCGGAGCTGGTGGAACTGGGCATCCTGGAATACCGCGCCACGATGCGCGCCATTGCCAACGCGTTCGATACAGGCGAATGGCCAGCGCCGATTACCGCCGACTACACCGACGAACTGACTGATTACGATCTGCGCCGCCTCGAAGCGCTGCGCGACCAGGCATAAGGGGAAATGACAATGTCTACAGTAATTTCTAACACCGAAAATAAAACGCAGATGATCGACAACATTTCAATCCTGACCAACGGTGAGCTGTTCGAACGCCTCCGGACCTTGTCGGCTGTCATGGCGAACAGCGGCGCGTTTGTACCAGAGCATTTTCGTGGCAAACCTGATGCCTGCATGGCCGTTGTAATGCAGGCCGCCCGCTGGGGTATGGATCCATTCGCTGTGGCTCAGAAAACGTTCATCGTCGGGAATAGCGGCGTACTCGGTTATGAAGCTCAGCTGGTCAACGCTGTCGTTACGAACATGTCGCCCACAAAAGACCGCCTCCATTTTGAGTGGTTCGGTGAATGGGAAAACATCGTTGGCCGGTTTGTTGAGAAAACTAATGGACAGGGGAAAAAGTACATCGCGCCGGGCTGGAATCTTAAAGATGAGGCGGGTGTGGGCGTCCGTGTATGGGCAACCATGAAGGGGGAGGAAGAACCCCGTGAACTCGTTCTGATGTTGTCTCAGGCTCAGGTCCGTAATTCAACACTTTGGGCAAGCGATCCCCGCCAGCAGCTGGCTTATCTGGGAGTGAAACGCTGGGCGCGTCTTTACTGTCCCGATGTGATTCTTGGTGTATACACCGCCGATGAAATTGAGGAGCGTCAGGAAAAAGTGATCAACCCGGCGCAGCAGCAGCGCATCACTTTGGGCGAAATTACCCGCGGCGCTCCTGAGGCAACCGCAAGCGCACAGGAATCCGGTACCAATATCGACGTGCTGGCCGACGAGTTCCGTGATCGCATCGAGGGTGCGCAATCGGTGGACCAGGCCAAATCCGTGCGGGTTGATATCGAAGCGGCCAAACCCACCCTCGGCTCAGCGCTGTTCACTGAGCTGAAAAACAAAGCCGTTCGGCGCTATTACCTGGTCGATGCCCGTAACAAGGTGGAGGCGGCGATCAACTCCCTGCCCCAGCCCGGCGAGCCGGATGCTGCTGAGCAGTTCGCCATCACCCTGGACGATATGAAACCGGAATACGTGGCCTGAGGGAGGCGGGAGGGGCAACCCTCCCGGTAACGAGATGAGCGAGAAACAAACCCGCTGGAGTGTTGAAGAGTTGCGACTCCTGCAGACGCACAATAACCAGCAAATCGCAGAGCTGACCGGCCGCCCGCTGGTTGAGGTAGAGGATCGCCGGCTGCTGGCGAATATCGAACGGAACTGCTGGGACGTGTTTGATCCGGAGTGTGCTGAATGAGGCTGATTAACAGAAGCAGGAAAGATTCTCCGCTGGCACGCCGGGCATGCGATGCCGCGCTCGCCCGTCATGTTGAACGGTTCGGCGATTATGCCAGCCGAGCTACAAGTAGCGAATACACGGTGCTGGTCGACGGAATGAAGGTAAAGGTGGAAGTCCAAAACCGCAGCGCCAGCTATGTGGCCACGGCGATCACCGGCGCGCGACGGTTACGCCACCTCGCCGGTCGGATGTCTTGATATCGAAATATCATCACTACGCGATCGGCATAGTTATACTCGTGCCGGTCGCCAGGAGTTTTTATGGCACACATCGTATTCAACGAAGAATGGGTCGTCGAGTCGCGCCTGGTGGAAAAAACAGGACTTACATCGCGCCAGATTAAAAGCTATCGCCTCGGCTGTTGGGTAGAGGGGATTCACTTCAAGCGATTACCGCAAACACCTAGTGCCACTAAAGATAAGGCACTGGTTTGGTACAACTATCCAAAAATTAATCAATTTGTACAGGATGCTCGATGAACCACCCCACTGGAGTAGAACTTCATAATGGAAAAATAAGAATCTGGTTTCTATATAAAGGAGTCCGCTGCCGTGAGGTTTTACAGGGCTGGTCTGTTACGAATGCAAATTTACGAAAAGCAGGAAACCTGCGTGCCACTATCGTTGGAGAGATCCAGCTTGGTACCTTCGACTACGCAAGCAGGTTCCCGGAGTCCAAAGCCGCAAGTAAATTCAGTACAGTCAGAAGAGTGGCCACTTTTAAAGATCTCTGCGACGTCTATCTTTCCGCAAAGTCGCTGGAAGTTTCAGCGGCTTCTTACGACTCTCTGGCCTCGAAGATATCAACTCTTCGAAATGTGGTGGGTGACAATACTCCGATCGCTGAAATCCAGCATTCGGACATTCTTAACTATCGCCATGAACTGCTTACTGGCGACGTGGTTAATCTGAAAGCCCCTTGGTTCAACAAGAAAGGTCGAGGTGCCTCAACAGTTAATAATTTGGTAGGTGCCTTGTGCGGTATGCTCAGGCTGGCGCATCAAAGCCAGTTCATCAGCCACGCACCTTACGAGCATTTGAAATCGCTTAAGGTTTCCAAGAAGGATCCTGATCCACTTCTAATTGGTGAGTACCATAGTCTGCTAAAGGTCTTGCCTCGCCGCTTTGCGTTGATATGGATCGTTGCGGTGCATACCGGGCTACGACACGGTGAACTATGCGCCCTGGCTTGGGAGGATATTGATCTTAGCAAGGGTGAGATCCATGTCGGTAGAAACCTTACTGCAAAGGGGCTGTTTGTTCCGCCTAAAACCGAGGCGGGGATCAGGACCATTACCTTACTGCAACCAGCACTGGACGCGCTCAAAGAACTGTTTGCTATATCTGGAAATTATCCATCGAGTGATATTGTTTTTCATCACAGAGAGCATGGGCGCACTGAAGAGCAACGCTTAAAGTTTGTTTTCTCTCCTGGCGCAAGAAGAGGTCACTACTCAAAACGATCTGTCTCATACAGCTGGCAGCGCGGGATCGAAAAAGCGGGCATACGGTATCGCCATCCCTATCAGTCCAGGCACACCTTTGCCTGCTGGTTACTGTCTGCCGGAGCCAACCCGTCTTTCATAGCAAACCAGATGGGGCACGATAACGCTAAGATGGTTTACACGGTTTACTCGAAGTGGATTTCAGATATGAATGTGGATCAGATAAGCATGCTGAACGGAAAACTACTATCAGTAATGTCCCCCTGATGCCCCCAAAGAGATTTACGATTAATATTTATCCTTACGCATCAAGGAAATGTGTGTTTTATGTATAAAAGTTCCGCAATCGCGTGAAATCAGTAATAAAAGTGCTTTTTTCTGCTTGCCAGAGCCGCCGCCTGCCGCTAATATTCGTCCCCGTTGTCACACACAACGTTGCGTTCATAGCTCAGTTGGTTAGAGCACCACCTTGACATGGTGGGGGTCGTTGGTTCGAGTCCAATTGAACGCACCATCCTATATGCGTCTGTAGCTCAGTTGGTTAGAGCACCACCTTGACATGGTGGGGGTCGATGGTTCGAGTCCATTCAGACGCACCAAATCCCTGGCAGTACCCTTTTCAGCTTTATCTCTTACTCATTCTCAATGAAAAAAGTCTGTACTCACTCTTTTACCCTTAAGCTTCATTTATCTTTTTAAAATATTATCTGCTCTTTTTTTAACCGTTCTATAGGCACCTCCATGGATATAGTTTCAGCGTTCAGCAGAAAAGCTCTGCTCACTGGAACATTTATTCATTAAGAGGATTAACTATGAACACAGCTACTGCTACGAATACGATTGCAGCAATCACCGCCGAGCCGCTGAATACCAGACCTGGTGACACTATTATCTTAACGGCCACGGTGCTGGATGACGCTGGCCTACCGGTCTCCGGCGTTACCGTAACCTGGGTTGAACAGCGCACCCAGGTCAAAACTGAAGCCACCACTGACTCATCTGGTCAGGCAACACAGCAGGTAACAAGCGATACCCCCGCAGTTATTGTATATGCAGCCTTTATTGATGATGTCTCAACCGCTGCCCTGACGGAAGCCTGTTTTTATGACGCTAACGTTCCGCCCGTATATGTGCCTAACGGCATGGACGGCGAGCTGGATAAATATGATATTGCCCAGCAGGTTCAAGTCGTTATTGATGCTTTCTCGGCTATTCGGCTCAGAGATAAAGTGGTTTTTTGGTGGGACAATATTCATCGCTATTCAACGGAAATCCACAGCCTTACGGATGATTTTCCGATAGTTATTGATATTACTGATACATTCCCCCCCGCCTGTCTGGCAGATGGAACCTACGAGCTGTTTTATCAGTACTATGATAAAGAAGGTAACGGAGGGGCATCCGTTCCGTGGCGTGTCACCGTTACCGGTGGCGGGATGATGCCGACCCTGCCCGCACCGACGTTTCCTGAAGGTGCAGACGGCTGGATCAACATAAACGAAGCCAGCGACGGGACTCAGCTTAACATCGCTTACAACGACCTTGCCTCAAATGACCAGCTTAGCGTGACCTGGCAGGTTGCGGACGAACAGGGTATTCAGATTACCTCTATAAATATTCCCTATATCGTTACCGCCGATAACGTTGCGGAGGGCTACTGCCTGGTTGACATCCCGGCGGAGGCTATCCCAGGCGTTCAACGCGGCTCAGCGCAGGCGTGGTATGTGATGACGCCAGCTAACGGTGATGACGTTCAGTCTTCTGCCGTGGGTAAAGTCGGCGTCGATACGGTTGCGTAACCTGACTGTCAAACCGTGTTTATCTTCGATTAACTCCTGTTCTGCCAGGCAGGTTGTTTCCCCGCCTGGCTATAAGTTCACCAGGCCGAATGCACCTCGCTTTTCTCCTCCGGCAGCTATACTGTAGCGTTTCTGTGCTTAGAAACGGAGGTAAAATGGAGTATCTGGCACGACTAAATATCGTTACGGTGTTGATGTCACCCGCGTTTTGGATCAATCTGGCTATCGTCTTTTTCGTCACCCTCATTACCTACTGGCTGACCAACCGGCTGCTTAATTTTGTCTATAAGACTATCCAGCAGGCCAGTAAAAAAGAGGGCAACAGCGCCCACTCACGCTTTATCGCCTTCGATATCCTTAAGCGCACCAACAAGCTACTGCTCTTTATCGCAGCCTTTCTGTTTAGCCTGCGCTTCGTCGATCTCCCCGATCGCCTGTTCTCAACGATCTCCCACATCTGGTTCTTTGTCATCGCTATCCAGATTGCTATCTGGCTCGATCAGGGCGTGCAATCCTGGATGCGCCATCTGCTCTATGCGCCAGGATCGAATAAAAATCCGGTGACGATGGTTATTCTGGGTATGATCCTGCGCGTCGTGGTCTGGTCAATGATGCTGCTGTCGATTCTAGCGAATATTGGGGTCGATATTACCGCCCTGGTTGCCAGCCTTGGCGTTGGCGGTATTGCTATCGCGCTGGCGGTCCAGACCGTGCTGAGCGATGTTTTTGCCTCTCTGTCGATCGGCTTCGATAAGCCTTTTGAAATTGGCGACTTTGTGGTGTTTAACGACGTGGCCGGTACCATTGAGCATATCGGGCTAAAAACCACCCGTATCCGCAGCCTCAGCGGGGAGCAGATTGTCTGCGCCAACGCCCAGCTGCTGCAGCAGACCATTCATAACTACAAGCGTATGCAGACCCGCCGTATCGTTTTCACCTTTGGCGTGGCGCTCGCCACCCCGCCGGAAAAGCTGCGCATTGTAGGTGATATGGTCAAAACCATTATTAATGAGGTGGGTGAGACAAAGTTCGACCGTGCCCACCTGCTGGCGTTTAATGCGGATCGCCTGACTTTTGAAGTCGTGCATATCGTTAATACGGCGGATTACAACAAGTACATGGATATTCAGCAGGAGATCAATATCCGTATTATTGAAAAGCTGAATGAAAATGAGATTGAGCTGGCGCTGCCTAGCCTGGTGGTCAGAACGCCCGCCCAGCCTGAAGCGATGCCGTTCCCGGTTGCAATGCAGCGCTGGCCTAAAGAGGCCTGATTCAGGGGCTGGTTAGCATTTCTCGCCATCCCGAACGGATGGCATATAATGCTAAAGTAACAAATCAATCGGCTTTTTAAAAGGGGTAGCTAATGGAAATTGATCTCGACAACCTGGAGTTTGCCGGGCTTGACGAAGCGCAGGAGCGCAATGCAGAACGTCTGGAAGACGCGGATAAAAAAGCGCAGGCGATCGTCGCCGATGATGACTGCGGCGACGCCTGCAAAATCTGATACTCAAACCGGCCGCTCAGGCCGGTTTTTTATATGTGAACGGGGCAGACGGCGGCGAATTCAGGATGTTGCTCCGGCTCTGGCTTATACTGCTCCAGCCGCTCGAAAAGCGTTTGCACCACCTCCAGCCGCTCCCGCTGCGTGGCATACTCCTGCTGTTGAACAGCATTCTGGGTCAGGATCTCTACTAGCGCTTTCGCCTCCTCAGCCGCTGCGCTGCGCATAGCCGGTGGATAGACAGGGTTTAGCGCAATATCGATATCCATATCCGCCTGCAGCTGGTTGCTATTGACAACGACGTGGCTTGTCGGCGGGAAGGCTTCAGACACAAGACGGTGACTCATGGTGACCAGCTTAATGTTGTAATCCTGCCGGGGACGATCTGCAGGCCGGGCTAAATCAACGAGCTGGACGATACCGGCCGCGAAGGCAATCGCCTCGCGATCCGGTGGATCGCGCTGGGCCTCAGTCAACGACAGCATTAGAAAAGCAAGCCCCGCCGCCTGTTTAGACTGTACTCCTGCACGCTCGGCTGAAGCGAACCCCAGTCCCAGCACCACTAACCGTCGCGCCAGGCGCAGGTTAGCATCATCCAACCCCGTATCGCTTTTTAGCAGCGGGTAGCGCTCAATAAACCCCAGCATCGCCTTCATACCGGCCCCCGCCGGCAGAGCGCGATCGAGGCCATTTTCCAGTAGATGAATACGCTGCCTCGCTACGGTACACAGCAACTGAGCGATATTGAGGTCAGCGCTGGCGGTTTCTGGATGAGGAGGAAAGCAGACCCTCTGATAGTGCAACGTGGTGAGCCTGTCCGCTTCTTCGCTTACCGGGTCCGTAAACGCCTGGTTATCTGCATCGCTGGCCCAGGCCAGGGCGAAACGCGCTTCCGCCAGCAGCAAGGCCGGGGGCGCAGCCATCTCTTCAATTTGCGTCAGCGCGATATCCGCCTGCTGACGGTATGCCGTTCTGTCCAAACCGGCCTCGGCTACCACCTCGCCAGCCTGGTAGACGCGATCCAGCAGGCAACGTCCACGCCCTGCCTCATCAAGACTACTGCTGCACGCCGCGGGCGGCTCCGGCGGGTAGTGGCCGTAGGCATGATGAGCGTGTAGAGAGAACATAACCAACAGGAATAGCGCCACGATCTTCTGGCGTCCATGCTGAATAGTGAAGAGACATTCTATAATCGACATCAAAGGAGATCCGGCAGCGATCGATCACAGGAGTATAGGCAGACAGAGCGTGGCTAAAGTATGAAATTATCCCACCCTTTTGTTTCATATTCCTGTGACATACTATCGTGTATGTCAGCACACCTGCGAACAAGGAGATAACGATGCATAACATGGGTGAAGGTTTGACGCCTGAACAGGCGCTGGAGAAGCTTGACGCGCTGTATGAAGAGTCGGTCAATGCGCTACGCAACGCTATTGGCCTGTATATAGAAGAGGGTTCCCTGCCCGATACCCTGACGCGTGCTCAAGGCAAATTTGTCTATCCCGAGCTGTCTGTCTCCTGGGATGGCAATACCACCAATCCGCCTAAAACTCGCGCCTACGGTCGCTTTACTCACTCGGGCCGCTATACCACCACGATCACCCGTCCGGGCCTGTTTCGCACCTACCTGCTGGAACAGTTAACGCTGCTGTACAATGACTATGGCGCGCTAATCGAAGTTGGCCCCTCCCAGCATGAGATCCCCTACCCGTACGTGATTGACGGCTCTGCCCTGACGCTGGATCGCTCCATGAGCGCCGGGCTGACCCGCCACTTCCCGACAACCGAGCTGGCGCAGATTGGCGATGAGACCGCGGATGGGCTGTTTCACCCTACCGAGCTCTATCCGCTATCGCACTTCGATGCCCGCCGGGTCGATTTCTCACTGGCCCGCCTGCGTCACTACACCGGCACGCCTGTCGAGCACTTCCAGCCTTTCGTGCTGTTTACCAACTACACCCGCTACGTAGATGAGTTTGTGCGCTGGGGCTGTAGCCAGATCCTCGATCCCGACAGCCCCTATATTGCGCTCTCCTGCGCGGGCGGGGTCTGGATCACCGCCGAGACCGAAGCACCGGAAGAAGCCATTTCCGATCTGGCATGGAAAAAGCACCAGATGCCCGCCTGGCATCTGATCACTGCCGATGGCGAAGGCATTACTTTGGTGAATATTGGTGTCGGCCCGTCGAACGCGAAGACCATCTGCGATCACCTTGCCGTACTGCGGCCCGCATTATGGCTGATGATTGGCCACTGCGGCGGCCTGCGTGAAAGCCAGTCCATCGGGGACTACGTGCTGGCGCACGCCTATCTGCGTGACGATCATGTCCTGGATGCGGTGCTGCCGCCGGACATTCCCATCCCGAGCATTGCTGAAGTTCAGCGCGCCCTCTATGACGCCACCAAAACGGTCAGCGGCATGCCTGGTGAAGAGGTTAAGCAGCGGCTGCGTACCGGGACGGTGGTCACTACCGACGATCGCAACTGGGAGCTGCGCTACAGCGCTTCCGCCCTGCGCTTTAACCTGAGCCGCGCAGTAGCGATCGATATGGAGAGCGCCACCATCGCCGCCCAGGGCTACCGCTTCCGTGTTCCCTACGGCACGCTGCTCTGCGTCTCTGACAAGCCGCTGCACGGCGAGATCAAGCTGCCGGGCCAGGCCAACCGTTTTTACGAGGGGGCGATTTCCGAGCACTTACAGATAGGCATCCGGGCAATTGACCTGCTGCGCGCCGAAGGCGACCGCCTGCACTCGCGCAAACTGCGAACCTTTAACGAGCCGCCGTTCCGGTAAACAAAAAGCAAAAAGCCCGCTAAAAAGCGGGCTTCTTTAATTTGGCTCCTCTGACTGGACTCGAACCAGTGACATACGGATTAACAGTCCGCCGTTCTACCGACTGAACTACAGAGGAATCGTGTGAACGGGGCGAATATTAACGACGAGGCGTGGCCTTGTCAAAGGGTGATTTAAAAAAATCGACCGATTGCCCAATAATTCCCCAAGTGGCACAATAATCCGTTCTGCCCGCCTGGTTACTGTCCATCCTGCCGCTTAACCCGCGGGTACTTCCACAGCCAGCGACCGCTGACCATACGCCAGTAAAAGAACACCCCGCGCACCGCCCAGTCGAGGAACATCCCCAGCCAGACGCCGACCACGCCCATACCCAGCACAACGCCCAATGTATAGCCTGCCACTACGCGGCAGCCCCACATGCCGAGCATAGACACCCACATCGCGAAGCGCGCGTCACGAGCCCCCTTCTGTCCCGCCGGCAGCACCCACGATGCCGCCCAGATAGGCATAAAGGCCGCGTTAAGCCAAAGCAGAACTTTTACGACCTCCTGCACATCCTGTTCCGGGGTATAGAACGAGGCCAGCAGGCCGGCAAACGGCGCGCTAAACCAGGCGATAGCGGTCAGGCCGATAGTCGATAGCCAGAAAACATGGCGCAGCTGGCGCTCGGCCTGGCCAATCTGCCCTTTACCCAGCCGCCTGCCGGTAATGATCGTTGAGGCGGAGCCCAGCGCGTTCCCCGGCAGGTTGATCAGCGCCGCCACGGAGAAGGCAATAAAGTTACCGGCGATGACGTTGGTCCCCATTCCGGCCACGAAAATCTGCGTCAGCAGCTTGCCGCTGTTAAAGAGTACCGACTCAATGCTTGCCGGGACGCCAATACCCATCACTTCCCAGACGATGGCAAAGTTCAGCGGCTTAAAGTAGCTTTTAAGCGTGATGCGCAGCGCCGGGTTAAAGCCGATCATCAGCACCCAAATAATCGCCACCGCGCCGATGTAGCGAGAGATCGTCAGGCCCAGCCCGGCACCGGCAAAGCCTAGCCCCGGCCAGGAGAAGACACCGTAGATCAGCGCGCTGCTGATAATGATATTGAGAATGTTCATGCCGCCATTAATCATTAGCGGAATTTTGGTATTCCCGGCCCCACGCAGCGCCCCGCTGCCAATAAGCGCAATCGCTGCCGCCGGATAGCTAAGCACCGTCAGTTCCAGATAGGTCAGCGCTAGCGCTTTAACCTGCGGGGTCGCCTCCCCTGCAACGACATCAATAATCTGCGCGCCAAAGTAGTGGATCACCGCCGCCAGCACGGCGGCAAAGAGGGTCATGATCACCAGCGACTGCCGCGCAGCTGCTCTTGCGCGCCGTCGGTCGCGTTTGCCCAGGCTGAAGGCGACCACGACGGTGGTCCCCAGATCGATCGCGGCAAAAAAGGCCATCACCACCATATTAAAGCTATCCGCCAGGCCGACACCGGCCATCGCCTCTTTACCTAACCAGCTGACCAGAAAGGTGCTAAGCACTCCCATCAGCAGTACGCAGGTGTTCTCCAGAAAGATGGGTACCGCCAGCGGGGTGATCTCACGCCAGAAGAGAACACGATAACTTTTGCGTTTTTTATACCAGGACGTGCGTACGACGGCCTGTCGTAGAGCGGCATTGACGTTCAAAATGGACCTTAGCGAGAGTGCGAGAGA